GTTTATTGGGGCCCATGTTGTAGCGTCGTCGGGGTCGAGAACTTTACCCGCTGCAGCGGTAGTAGAATCTCGTAGTGTGAAATCGAGCTGAGGTTTGTCGTCGCCTGAAACTAAATTGATTGTGTCGTAATAAGCCATATTTTACTCCTAGGAGGTTATTCTCAGCATTGGCCATGCGTATAGGGTTCAAGTCTATCCCGCTAACCGTTGATTGGGATCGACCATCTTATCTACCTCGAATTTGAGAGATAAACTTTTAACAAAGGACTCTCTGTAAGCGAGAGCTAGTTGCGCATTCCCTGCGTCCGCATCCTTACTAAAGGCGCGGTATAATACAAAATCCATTAGTGCGTTGGCGTAGATATCGTCAACAGATATCTTGGTGCCGGCTGTTAAGTTGGGTATAACCGGCGGGTACGCCGCATAGACCATCTCTACGTAGTCTGTGACGCTCGGTTGCGGTGGATAAACGTAGAACACCTTCGGATCCCGCATATCGGTCATGAAATGCTTAACCACAGTCTTAGCGCCTGCGACCGTCCAGTCAGGGTCTTGCGCATCCATGAGATGTTTAAATACAATCGAGATAGCGCGACCAGGAGTTGTACCTGCCGACCCCATGTTACGATTGACCTCTATTAGTTTAGTACCGTCTGTAGGTATAGACTGCTTTACCCCAGCCACTAGTTTGACGCTAATGTTCTTTACAAAGGCATCGGGCCGGACTAGCGCCAATTCACGCTGTGCATCATTGACCCATTCCAGCATCTCAGTCGACGTCCAGCGGACATTTCCTGTATCCTGGAGGACGATTGAAGCCTTATCGACTAAATCTTTAGCGTCTATAGTTGCCATGTTACCAAACCGGTTGAATTTCAGGATTGGCTACGTCTAAGAACGCATAGCCTCTTCGTGCTTCAGCCGCCGCTTTCGCGACTTCTTTCTGGTACATCGTGAAGTAAAATGCCGCCAGCTCTTGATGGTTCCAAGATGTGCCAGGTTGCAGAAATAATATCTGCTTAGCCTTCATGACGATGACCTCGTAGTACCGGTTAAACATGTCGTCGTCAACCGTCGTAACGTTGAACTGAGGTTTAAGCGCCGCCTCTATAACTAAACCGTCTTTAATCTTCTCGACCGGAACATCCGTGAGGGTAATAGATTTAGGTAGGGTATAAGTATAAGTGCTGTGTGTTCTACCCCAACCATCGCTAAACGGATTGTGGTTGAAATGATCACCTAGACTTTGGAGACTAGCTCCGTTCGCTTCAACTCTGAGTACACGGACTACGTCCGTCTTGTTAGGAATGTCAATTTCGTATTCCACAGTCCCTTTAATAAGGGGCTGGGAACCCGTCGTTCTCCAAGTATAAGTACGTGCACAGAAATCCCGAGTGGCTTCGATACATGCCCTGTCCATAACTGGCTCAGGACACCCGATAACCTCGGGCGCTATAAACTGATAGAACGATTCTAATTTCATCCGACTACGCTATATGGGTACGTTAATACTTCATTGATAGGTGTTGAGTGGTTTTCCGGATCGTAGCCCATTTCATATTGAACCGCGTGTCTAAGCGCTTCTTCTACGTACACTGGTACGACAACTTCCAACCCTCTCTTAATTAGCCAAGTTTTACCGTTCACGCCTACCTGTACATCCGTAGAACCGGTATCTCCGGACTGCTTATGTATAACTATCGTGATGCTCTTCTCGCTTTCGGTAACTTCCTTGAACGGGATTTCCTTATCTTTCACTACCACTGCTTCTTTCTTTGTAGCCATTACGTTGCTCCTTGCAAACTAATTAAGAGAGGGCCCCCGAGGGGACCCTCCACTTCTGGGTTAGATGTCAGTTACGCCGACTTCTAATCTAGCCATCCATGTTTGGTTCAAGATGACAGAAGCGAAATACGCTTTCCAGCCAACATAACCAACCTGACCTAGAGGGTCAGATTTACTTGGAGTGCCAGGGTTTAATACTGAAGGTGTGATCGCTTTAGCACCCTTTAAAGGAACTAAACCGTATGCGCCTTTAGCGATAACCACGATTGGATATACATCCACTTTATAAACCGGAGTTCCAGGTGCAGCCACGGTATTAGATGTAACCATCCCTGTAGAACCGGCCGCTGCGCCTGCACCACTAAATGGAGTCAGTAAAGGGGTCATGATGAAGCGAATGCTTTCAACAGAACCGATCTCTTCAGGACACAATGGTTTACGAGAACCGTAATCCGCTAAGTGAGTGAACCCAACTAGGTCACGAACATCCGCTTCACAATCGGTATGACAGAAAGCGATGTAACCACCCTCTACTGATTGAGTTGCGTAGTTAACCGATGAACTCATGATTTGAGTTACTGGCTTACCGCGGTTAGATTTTAAGTTACGAACGATCGCACGAAGACGCTTCAATGTAATCTTGCTGTCTACAGCAGTACGCGCTACGTGAGCCGCCGTGTCGTAGAACAAGTTTGTACCACCTTTGACGGTACCCCAAGTTAGCATCTCGATAGTTTCAGCCGCTTGCTCACCTGACAACATAGCCGCATCAGCAAGAACTGGATCTTCTGCTAAGTCTTGAACTACGTCAGTGATTTTAGTTACGCCACCATACTGTTTCAATTGAACAGATATATCCTCGTAGCCTAGTTGTTGCTCTGCAGGTGCTACACCCTCAACAAGAGGAGTCTGTGTAGTTAGTACAGAGAATGGTACTGGACGACGGAATTTAACCGTGTCAGCTGTGTTTTTAGGTAGTGGTTTAGACTGCCCGAATTTAGACAAAACCAAGATTGGTTCTGCATGTGCTAGCATTTGTTTTGCTGCATACGCCGCGGTACGCTGTGCAATATGCCCGTAATTAGTTAGAGCCATGAGTGTTCCTCAAATTAAAAGATAAACGAATAAATATACGTTTGAAGTTCTTCTAACGAGGGTCTTGCGGTATTCGAGGCGGGTGCGTCGTGGCAGTTTCCGTCGTACTACTTCCATGTCCTTGGTAGAGGACCCAACCGCAATCAAGGGGTCGGGTCATATCCAGCTTATTGATTAGTCTTGATCAGCGTAATATGCGAATGCGGACTCAAAATCATCGGGAGGACCGGATGGTTTCGAACGTCCCCGTTTAGGGACAGCCACGTTGCTTTTCAGCACATCTTGACGCGAAGATCGAATCTCTTCAACTTGCTCAGACTTATCTGCATTATAACATTTTAGGAGGTAAATGTAATCCTCTGATTCGTACGATTTGCGCAAATCTTGTACTTTCAATGGCTGTTCTTCTACCCACTTATCGAATGTTTCACTGCGTATGGTTTCCTGCCATTCCGGATACGCACTACTCACTATATTCATCTGAGAATCGACATATCTCTCCTCTTCCATCTGGCGTAACGGCGCTAAGCGCTCTTCCACCATCTGTTCGACTCGAGACTCGATTTCCCCTAACCGTTCGTTCGTGCCCTTGGCTATGTCTGGGTATTCTTCTTGAAGATTCGACCACAACTCTCCGCTAGGAGGGGTAACGCCTTCTTGAAGCGGTGCAGGTGGGGTTGTCGCCACATCAGCCAGCTTTCTGCTAAGAGCTGACACCCTACCATTACCTGATGCCACGCTATGCTCGAGCTCTTTGATTTTGGCTTGGGCGGCCTCGTAGTCCGTTCTATAGGATTCAGGGATACCGTCCCAATTGGAATCCGCACTATCGGGTACGACCTCATCCGCGACGCTATCTGTATCCTCCGCGACTTCTGGAATCTCTGCATCATCACTTGGTGTTTCCACCGGCTCATCACCGGGCTCTTCCATCTGAGGTTTCTCATCTACAGCGTCCGCCCATCCCTGTTCAAATTCGTCAACCACTTCTACTTCTACTTCGTTTTCTTCTGCCACTATCGTCTCCTAGACTTGAAAATCATCTACATCCATGTGTGCCGTGCGTTCTCGCTCGGGTTGCTTCAATAGCATATTTAAGGCATGCGCCTTTCCTCTATAAAACTGCGTGTCATCGTACGATAGCTTCGGGTTTTCTAGTGCCTTAGCTATCGTATCTAACTCTTTACAAGAGTAGTCAAATACCCTACCCCATGTCGTCGATGTGATATCGATCATATTCCTTTACCCTCCTTAGCGGCGTAGTCCATTTCGGACATGTGCATGTTCGCCTTGTTATCTTCCACCAATTGTGTCTTAGCCAACGCCGCCTCTAATTGAGACATACTCGCCTCCCCTTGAGATGATATCTGTAGCATCTGGACCTTGGCCTGCATCTCGGCTATTTGTAGCTTAGCCTGTAGTTCCATTTGCTTCAGTTGAATCTCTAGTGGTGGCTCTTCCGCTTGCTGAGCCTGCGCCTCTTCCATTGCTTTAATTTCTTCGTCAGAAACGATAACGTCATTAGGCGTGATGTGTTGAGCCTGAGCGACCTTACGAAATAACTCTGCGTGTTTCACCAACGGTCCAAATACTGGGGACTCAGCCAACTGCATCATAGTTACGAGAGCTTGAGTCTGTGTTTCTTTAACGAGTAGTGTTGAACTACCCCTCGCGTCTACTTCGAAATCCCCTTTGATTTCTTCTTTGGGGTTGAACTGCATATTCCAATCGTAGAACCGCGTGATCAGGGGTGTCGTTACATCGTCATCGAAACTCTTCACTACCCGTCTAAGCACCACGTTCGAGGAGTTAAGCAACATGCTCATTCCACTAGCGGTGTCAGGAGCTCCACCCATTTCGCCCTGCGTTAACATCGGTAGAGCCGTTACATCATCCGCCATATTCCTGGCGTGACTATATATCGCAAGAAGCTCGTCTAGATGTGAGCTAGTCTCGTGGGTATGGAACGCGGCCCTTACGTCGACTGTCGGGTCGGTCACGTGCCAGGTCTTACGCGGACGAATAGACCAATTCCCATCATCTGGGATTAGGACTTCTCGGTTAAGTACAATCTGTCCACCAGTTGTTAGAGCCGCGTTATCAAGCGCCATGCGCCAAGCGGCGTTAGCTATGCGTTGCTCGTGACGAACTAGGTGCGGTAACCCAAAACCAAACATACTAGTGTCATCCGACTCGTAATTAAAAACCGAGTACGGACGATCGCGCGTCTCCAGTGGGTTTAGATCTGCTTTAATCACTATGTTATTAACGAATGTAACGACCGTTTCCCCTACATTCAACTCGTCTTGCTCTTCCATCTCGAAGCCACAGCAAGCCATATCGTCTTTATCTAACGGCCCGTGATACTCCCACATTTCAAATCGACCTTGCGTTAGGTCGGTAGATAGTCCGGACAGCTCTCTAAGACGGGCTACGTGGGTCTCACCACCGCCGCTAATATCTTTCGGGGACTCTTTAATGACTCTACGGATCTGCTCAGGAAAATAACCAGGGTTACCCGCTAGATCTACGAGCTGTTTCTTCGACACGTATCTACGTTCGAATATGAAATTCGCATCGTCAACGTGTGTAGCCGCCATGTCAGGAAAGAAATCCCAAACGTTAACCTTCTCCACGCCGGGGCGGAACTCGTCGATCATCTCCATCTGATGAACGCCCTCTCCCATATTCTGCCAACTCTTACGTTGCCTAGCCAATACGATCGGGGCCTTCACAATGCCGGTACCGAAAATACAAGCGTCATGTATGACGTCGCGCATTATCGAGTGGTAGCGAGCTTCTACGAGTTGGTCGTTAATCTCTTTTTCCATAGCGCGACTGCGCTCTAAACTATCCTGTATAGATTGGTTAGCCAAGTCCATGTTACTCACCGGAGCGCCGCCATCGTCGGTCATCCCCTCGCCGTAATTATTCACCGCTTGGTTTGAGTCTCGCGCCATTTTAGCCAGCATTGGCACCGGCGTAGGCTGAATCCCCCAGTTCTTATCGTCGGACGGAAACAGCATGTCAGACAATCGAGCTTCTGCAACCGATGCTTTAGCCCTAGTTAAGTTAACGAACGCTTTACTACCGCCGGTAGCCGTTAATCTAGCCGCTGTAGCCGCGTCGTATTTACCCATATAGCGTTCTAGATCTTCCAGCCAACGGTCCTCAACAATCTGGCGTATACCAACTTGTTCCTGAGCCAATCGCGCTAAACTAAAACCCAACATCTGTAAGCGATCTTCGTCTACGTCTTGTTTCTTCTCTTTCTCTTCGTGCATCAGTAACCAACCTCTGTATCGGCAATTATTTTAGGTGTAGTCGGATACCGTTTGATCGGATCGACTATGGGCCTCGCATAGCGAAGCATCATGATCCCGTAGCGTGTTGCCGCCATGAGATCATCTCGTTCTTTAACCACAACTCCATTGCGTCGATGGTAGATCCGGAATTCCTCCCACCAATCGGCTAGCATCCGAGAAACCTTCAATCTCCCCGTCTGCATCCTATCCAACATATCCATGAGCCCTGCCTCAACCCCATAACTCCCGTCTTCGAACGAAGCGCGTTGGTTAAGCATATTGAGCCCTGATTCTTTATACTGCTCGGCTAGCGTTTTACCTGAACCCTTATCGTGCTGTAGCCCATCATGGGGCCACGAATACGGTATCTTTTCTCCCCACGTGCGAACTCCACCGGCGAACATAATCGGGGTAGCGTTCTTTTCTCTATGGCAAGCGTGGATGTGAACGACGTCATTCTCAGGGTCGTATAAAATCATCACCGCGTCC